CTTTTCCACATTACACACATTAAACGCATAATCAAAGATCGCACCGACATAGTGCCGAGTTAACCGGCCCTCTATGGCAATGTGGCACATGATTGAACGCCCATTCCAATTCTCGTATATCACCCCGGCAATAAGCCTATCGTCCTTCACCAAACCAATGGCGTTAGAGCGAGAAGCAAAGTAGCCAGAGCCTAGTTTTTCGGCCACCCAGTGACCGACAACTTCGCCACTAATTATATTCCAGCCCATCCGATTTGATACACCACGTCTGTTGAGGACCATTGAAGCGAAATTCCAGAGCTTGCCGTTTTCATTTGAACGCCGCCGCAATACCCAATGCCTGTGATGCCAAGCCAAGGATTAATGCTTTGTCCGCCGGTTCCCCAATAGGATTGATCCCAAATAGCACCATCCCAAAGGCCAAAAGAAATGTATGGGGCCGTGACCGGAGCCGTTGTGTCCGACGTATCAAAATCAACGTTCATACCAACCAAGATTGTTGGAAGGCCGTTGCTGAAGAAGCTAGGCCGCGCCCGTGTAAAGTACTTCTTTACACCGCGTGAGCCAAAATAGTTAAATGCTTGAAGCGTTTGAGAAACGATGTTTGAGCCGTTGTCGGTGTAGTTGACGGTATCCCAAGCCTTGCCGACATACCCATTGCCGCCAAAGTATGGATCATCGTTATAGATTTCCCAGCAATAAGCGCCCCAGCCTGAAAACTGGCACCATGACTTGGTGATGGTGTTCATTACATATTGTTCTTGCTGGTCATCAGCCACAGGAATGTTAATCCAAACGGCATTGTTCTTTGCCGTGTAGACAACTTGCCAGCCTACAGCCGCATGATCTCCACCATAGTCCGTGGTTGCCTGCGTAATGGCCCCTTGAATCTTGTCAGAGAGCGCCACACGGGGATCTAGGCGAGATGACTGTAATGATGAGGCCATAGGAATAAGGCCGTCATAGGTCAAAATGAGAAGGTCTCCGCCCCACTTGAGCATACACCGCTCACCGATGGGAGATCCCAATTTCCAGATACCAATCAGTCCCCAGGTCGCCGCGCTAGATGGATCGGTGCCGCGATAGATGATGACTTCGCCTTCGCTCGTGATGAAGGCCAGATTGTCGTCAACGCCATAGCCTGCGTCGATAGTCCAGGTGTCCAAATCAACCAAGTGACCGCCGAAACGAGCAAGCTGGCTGAAGTCATATTGTTGGGCCGCGCCGCCGATTGAACTGGTCGGAAGATACCAAGCCTTCAGGGTTTCTTTCTGAATGAACCAGATGCGGTTTTTGAACAGCATGATGTTCTTCAGCGTCGTCGTTGTAACGCCCGTGATGGCGGGCGTTGAGACGGTGGTGCCGTCATATAGGATCGGTGCGTCAATGCCGTTGACGGCCATCAGGAAGCTGCCGCCGGGGGTCGTGATGTTGATGTATTCAAAAATGCCGCTAGACAAGCCACTAATGACGGGAGCGCCTACCGCTCCGCTTGACGTTACGTCATAGATTTTGCCCGCGCTTGTGGCCGCAAACATTTTTGTGTTTGCGCCTGCATTGTAGGTCATCAAGGTTTGAACCTTGCCGTCTAAACCTGTGGCAAATTTGCTATACCCACCGCGCAGGCTGATAGACGACACGGTTGGAAACATATTGACCATTTCCACCGCATCGGTGGGTTCCATGTTGGCAATGGAATCACGCGCATTCCAGCCGCCAATAGGCGCTGGGAGCGACTGAACGTTTGCATCATTGCCTTGGACTAGGCGGCGGGGTTTAGCGGCCATATCCGCTATCCGGAATGTTGTCGTAGCCAATCAGGATATTGCCGGGGCGCGGAGCAAGTGACAAATTGGCACCAGATATGTTTTGGGCCATAGAGGTTTCAAGCTCGGTCACATAATCACGATAAAGCGCAGTGGTATCAAAACCCTTAGCTTGAAAATATTTTAGCTTAGTGCTCAGAACCATGACACGATCTGGATAGATGCAAGTGTCGTTGTCGGCGGTAAAGCTGTTTTTGGCCGTGCCGTCAGCGGCTATCGCCCAGCCTTTGGAGCGGTATTCAAAGCCAAGAAATTCGTTGGTAGATGTGCCAGGCCAAATTTGGAAATAGTCGCCATACAAACGCCAGCGAATGCGAGGGCCTGTGCTGATATAGCCGCTCAGAAGCCATTCCCACTGTTGGGCATTTTCAGGGCCAAGCATTTCCCAGTGTTTGGACTTGTCCCATTGTGTGCGAGGCACAATGGCGTCGTAATCTGACGGCAAAGAGTATTTCACTTTTTGGAAGTAGATGACGCCATCTGTGACGGTGTTGTCGGGATATGTGCTGGCAGTCACTTGACTAGCGGAATCGACGCTAGAAATAAACGTGCCGTTAGGCCAGCCAAGGCCGACAATCATGTAAGTGGTGTCCAGACTGGCAGTGGACGGGATGCCAGTGATCTGGAGCGTAGAAGGGTTATATGTACCCGTCGTTGTCGTGTATTCCGTGAAGAAGCTGTGGGGCTTCGTTAGTTCTCGCCAATCGCTTTTTCGCAGGAGTTCATACCCACTGGCATTCATAAGCGCCAATATCTGTACGGTGTCCTGGTTAACACTCCCCGCCACCGTTGCCGGGACGGGGATGCCAAGTTCGCTAGTGACCTGTGTCACCAACTGAAGCATTGTCGAACTCATCGGCTTCCTCTTTCCGTGGGCGACCAGGCTTGCGAGCCGCCATTAAAATAGCAATTTGGGCCTTTAGCTCGGAAAGCTCTTCGCGTGTTTCGGCCAATTCAAGAGATGCAGTGTTATTGGCCTTCTTATTCAAATAGGCCCTAGCCCGCTCACGCAAACCAAGACCGCCCATTCCTACGCGCTGGATCTGCGAATCGGACGCCGTGGCGACCTGATCAACAGTCTGGAACCGCAGGATCTCAAGCTCCACAAGTTGAGCCTCGTTCAATTCACTAGACTCATCCTCATGCCATTTACGCAGAGGCGTTCCAATATATTGAGCGCCGTTCGTTTTAGATTGGAAGTGGAACCACTGACGTGGAAAACGGATCTTGTGATCCTCACTTGCCGGTTGGTCAAAGATGCTAGTTTTATCGCCAGGTGCCATGATAATGACGAAAGGAACGCCGAGATATGGCTCTTTCGTGTTCTCATAAAATTCTACATGTAGGTGAGAATCGGCATTGTTGACATCACTATCTAAAGACATTCATTAAGCTCCAAGGACGGAGACCCACGTTGTCGCGCTGGTCCCATAGAAGACTCTCCGCTTGGTGGTGGCAATCGTCGTAGATGCCGATCCATCAATCGTAGAGCCAGATTTCGCATAAACAGCAAGGGTGCTTGCGCCGTCATTGGCGATAACAACCACAGAACCGTTTTCAGCCGAGGGCAACACAACGCCGGTAGAGGCAGCGGTGGTGCCAACGACGTTAACGTCTGCATTGAGTTGCAGGCCGGTGGCCAAATTCGTGCCGGCAGCGGTCAAACCGGTCGCGGCATAACCGCAGATCGAAGTGGTCGCGAGCGACGAAGTGCCAGAACCCATAACGCGGGAAGGAATGGTCATTTTGGAAAACCCCTAAAGGAGTTGGGGAGAGCCGAGGCCCTCCCCAATCGTTATTACAGCGGCGATGTGGTCTTGTAGACCCAGCCGTATTCGCCCGAGTTAAAGGTATACGGAGCCGTGTAGTTGCCGGCGGCGTCAGTCAGGTTGAACGAAGAGTCAACCGAACAGGTGCCGGTAGCAACGGCTTCCGTTGCCAAAACATAGACCCAGGTGTCGTTTTTGTTGCCCAAGGTTGGGGTTCCCAGACCAAAGTCAGGGGTGGTCTTGCGGTCTGCAAAACCAATGCCACTAATAGGGGCTACGGAGAAGGTACTAGCCATAATTCAATTCTCCCTTAAGCAATCAACACGCCTTGGAACTGAGAACCAGAACAGGTCATGTTGCCTGCCCAGCCGATCAGTTTCACAATGGCGTCTTGGTTAACCGCTTGGCGCTCACCGCCAATTGGCACGAAATTGCGGTCAGAGTGCGGACGCCACATCAGGTACTTGGTATTC